GTGCTGTTGAGGAAATTATTATTCAGTACCCTAATGACCCAATCGTGAATGAGTTAAAACAAAAGTTGGTTAATAACTTAAAACCAATATTGGAAGTCATACAAAACAATCCTAATCAAGACTTTAATCAATAAGTTCTACACCTGTAGCCGAGCAATCGGCTACAGGTTTTCACCTTCACCACAATCGCTTCCTGCATCACCGAAGTTATAGAGGTACCAAATCTAGTTTGGACATATAAACTAAACACAACATTTAGTCGCCACGCACAAGGTCAAGTTGTATTGACAAATGCTGGCTAAAAACTCTGTTTCATAGATGTAGTGACTATATTTTTAATATGAGATATATTAAAAAGGGGACTCAATGCAAAAAGAATTACTAACAAATGAACAGCTTAGATTAGCAGTAGAGAAGACTTGGATCGAACATATAAAGTTGTGCCAAGATAATTTTTTATATTTTGTAAAAGAAGTATGGCCAGATTTTATATGTAGATTGGATCCTAATCCTAAAAGGTGGGGGCACCATCAACATATAGCATCTGAGTTTACAAAAATTTCTAAAAGAAAAAAAGGAAGGCTCATTATCAATATGCCCCCTAGGCATACTAAATCAGAATTTGCATCTTTCTTGTTTCCTGCTTGGATGATAGGGAAGTATCCTCATTTGAAAATAATGCAGGTTTCACACAATGCAGAATTATCATCAAGGTTCGGTTCTAAGGTTCGTAACCTAATGGAGCAGAAGGAGTATAAAAATATATTTGGAGATGTTAAACTGCGAGAAGATAGTAAGGCAAAAGGCCGATGGGAGACCAATCATGGTGGGGAATACTTTGCAGCGGGTGTAGGCGGTTCTATCACAGGACGAGGGGCGGACTTACTTATTATCGATGACCCACATACTGAACAAGACGCATTATCTGAATCAGCAATGGAGCGTGCATATGATTGGTACACATCTGGACCAAGACAGCGTTTACAACCTGGTGGCTCGATAGTCGTGGTTATGACGAGATGGGCAGAGGACGACCTGACAGGAAGATTAATCAAGGCTCAAAAAGAACCTAAAGCTGATAAGTGGAACGTAATATCTTTTCCTGCGATTCTCGAATCAGGGAACCCAGTATGGCCTGAGTATTGGGAACTAGAAGAATTAGAAAAAGTAAAAGCATCATTACCCATTCGAAACTGGTCTGCTCAATATATGCAGAACCCTACATCCGAAGAAGGAGCTATACTCAAAAGAGAATGGTGGCAACCATGGGAACATGAAAGAATTCCAAAACTACAACACGTCATACAATCTTACGATACTGCGTTCAGTGCAAAAGAAACTGCTGATTACTCTGCTATCACAACATGGGGAGTTTTCTTTCCACAAGAGGATGGTAAACCTGCAATGATCTTACTTGATGCATTGAAAGGTAAATTTGATTTTCCAGAATTAAAAGCTGTTGCTAAAGATCAATATACTTATTGGGAACCTGAGAGTGTAATTATTGAGGCTAAGGCTACAGGAGAACCACTCATGCAAGAGTTTAGAAGAATGGGTATACCTGTCATACCATTCGTGCCATCAAGGGGAAAAGATAAGCATTCAAGGGTAAATGCTTGTGCTCCTGTTTTTGAAGGAGGTCAAATTTATTATCCTCCTGATGAAAAATTTGCTGAAGAAGTAATTGAAGAATGTGCTGCATTTCCTCATGGAGCTCATGACGACTATGTCGACAGTACTACACAGGCCGTGTTAAGATATCGTCAAGGTAACTTCATAGAAATGATTAATGACTATGAGGAGGAACTATATAAGGTTCCAAAAGAATATAAATACTATTAGGAGAAGTTATGGGAAAAACTAAGGATATAGCTAGCACAAAAGATAAGATTTATTCTTATGCTAAAAAAAATAAATCAGAAGACAGATTAACAGAAAAAGATATTGAAGCTTCTGAAAAAATTTTATTGAAAATGGATGAGCTTCCAGAAGGTTTAAAAAAAGATACGACTACAGGATTTGGTGCCAACATTACTGTTGAAGGAAAATCTATGGGTGGTGAAATTGAAGTAGGTAAAGGCGGAGATTATATAAAAGATCTTATTGATTAATGGCTGGATTAAAAGAACTCATTGATATGGAATCAATCGAGGATCAACCAACCTCGTCAGTTCCAAGAAACAAATCAGATTACACAGAACCTTATGATCCTAGCATGGCTAGAGGTTTAGCTGGGATCGCGGTCGCTGGTGCGGGGGCCTTTGCTCTAAGGAACCCTATCGGAAGAGTCTTACAAAAAATTGCAAGTATCAAATTACCCAAGGCTCCCGCTTCACGAACCAGTGCTAAAGATCAAGTTGATGAAGTCCTTGAGATAGCTCCAACTAAAGTGGAGAGAGGTAAGGCTCTTACAGTTGCACAAAACAAACCACAAGATGAAATAAGACAAATTGCAATAGCAAGATCAAACGAATTAAAAAAACTAGCTTATAATAATCCATTATCAAGAGGGGGTAAAACAAATAGAATAGGATCCTCACTTTGGGATTATATTGCACGACACCCAATTTCAGGTGCAAGAAAAGCAGATGAATGGATTAAGGATTTTAAATCTACAGGTCCAGGTTCTTTTAAAACAGGTAATCCAGAATTTAAAAATATAAACCAAGCAGTAAAGAAAGATGAGCTTTGGGATTCAAACTTAGTTCAGTTTGATAAAAATGGTAATGTCGTTGGTGGTTTTTTAAAAGTAGCAGCTGAGAAAAAAATACCTCTTACAAAAATGGATTTACTTTACATTGTAGAAAAAGCTCCTGTAAATAATTTAAAGGTAAGAAAACTTACAACTGATACAAAGATAGTTGATGAAGCAGAAGATATTTCAAGCCAAGCAATAAACATGATAAATAAAATAAGAGATAAAGCTGTTCAGATGTCTACTCAACTTCCAAACACAGATACTGGTGAAAAGTTTACTGAGTTAGTTATGTTAAGTAAAGGCGTTGCAAAAAATTTAAGAAAAAAAACAAGTCGTTTACATAATCATTATAGAAGTGCAGATACTTCTGACTATGATAGTTTTGATACGGATGTGTTTGGACAGGATATTGGAGATTTAAAAGCTTTGTTTGATAAAGCAAGAAATGCAGGTATAACTACAGGGGATGACACTTTAGCTTTCCTAGAAAAATTTAAAAGAATTGATACTGATCTTGGAAGAAGATTACAGCTAATGAAAACTCAAAAGATGTTACCTAAGTATGGAAACTATGATGAGTATAGAGTAAAAGGGGGCGACAAATATTTTGAACACGTAGTGTATTATCCTAAACCATTACCGATGGGGCAAAGACTAAGTAGTAATTATCAAAAGCATTATACATCAGAATATGGTCCAACTGATTCTATACCAAATCAAATCTACCACATGAGAGGTTCAATAAGAACAGGTGGCACAAATCAAAATCAAAAAGTTATGTTGATTGATGAAATACAATCAGACTATCACCAAGCATTAAGAAAAAGAGATCCTAAAAGAGAAAAAGTAGTAAATGCTTTTGGAACTGAAATTGAATTTTTCTCTGCTAATAGAAAACTAGAAAAAATTATTAATGAGATGAAAGATATTTCTAACAAAGGTATTAGAGCTACACCAGAGGATATGCAGAGATTTAATAAATTGAATAGTGACTTTAAAGAATTAAGAGCTAACTCAATGAACTTGTCTAACATAAATACTAGACAAGCAACTGACGGTATTCCTTTCTTACCTTTGTATGGAAAAGAAAACTATGGTTCTCATGCAATTAAAAATGCTATCAAGACTGCAGCTGATGAAGGAGTTGATTGGGTTGCTATTGCACCTGTTGAACAATTACACCATGCAAAGAGAACTAAATATCTTGGTGACATAGAATTTTATGGGAACAGATTTGGTAAAGCTGGGTTTAAAGATTATGGTGGTAGACAAGGAGTTGTAAGAAAAAATGCAGACGATAGAGAAGTTTCAATAGAAGGAAACACGGATCCTAAAAAAATGGCTACTCTTCCATCTGCTATGAAAAAATTAGCTCTTCAATATGGATCTGAAGTAAAAACAATTCCAATAGCTAAATCTGATCCTAGCAAACCTTTTAAAGTAGTCGTGAAAGTATCTAATGATAAAAAATATTTTGGCTTAAATCCTGATTCATCAGGCACTCAACATATAGGTGCTTTTAAGACTTTGGAGGAAGCAGAATCATACAGAAGCAGATATGGTGGTGAAGTGGTCAAAATGTTTGACGGAGATGTCAGATTGTATTTTGATGCTTTTGCCATAAAGGTAAGTCCAGAAATGAAAACTAAGCCTTTCAAGGCTTATCAGACTGGTGGTCTAGTCGTAAATATATTTGCGTGATATTATAAATCTGTTATAACAAAAAGGAGATATATATCATGGCAAGTAAGAAGATGAAAAAAGCTATAATTGCTGGATTAGCTGGTGTTGCTGGAGCTAAATTTTTAGCAGGCAAGGCAAGAGCTGCAAGTATAGCTGATAACGAAGCTAAGGAATTTGGCTTCGGTAATATGAAAAAAAACTACATAACTAAAAGAGCAAAACCAATCAAAAAAACTTTTATGGGTAAAGTCAAAGACGCTGTAAATGTTTACAAAGAAAAAGGTTTAAACACAGGTCGTGGACCTAACATTAAAGCTACTGATTCATTAGCAGGAGACTATAGTGGAATAACTGACTATATGAGTAAAGGTGGTATGAAAGTGGTAAAAGCTAGAGGTGGAAAGTTAGTCAATTTAAAACCGACAAAACTATACTAAATTCATGGCTGAAGTAGATAAAACAAATGAGCTTCCTGAAGAAGAGGTTGAAGAAAGTGAAGTAGACGTAGAAATTGAGGGTGAGGAACAAATTCCTGAAGAAGAACAACCCGAAGAAGATTTTTATAGAAACTTAGCTGAGGAAATGGACGACCGAACACTTGGTCGTATATCCTCTCAACTTGTTTCTGATTATAAAAGGGATAAAGTTTCGAGAGCGGATTGGGAACAGGCTTACACAAATGGTTTAGACTTACTTGGTTTCAAGTATGTAAATAATACTAGACCGTTTCAAGGTGCGAGTGGTGTTACCCATCCGTTGCTCTCAGAAGCTGTAACACAATTTCAAGCACAAGCTTACAAAGAATTATTACCAAGTGATGGTCCTGTAAGAACTTCTATTATTGGAGCTGATACTCCTGAAGTAAGTCAACAAGCTGAAAGAGTTCAAAACTTTATGAACTATATGTTGATGGAAGAGATGGAAGAGTACACTCCTGATACTGATCAATTGTTATTTTATTTACCATTAGCAGGTTCTGCATTTAAAAAAATTTATTATGATGAAATAAAACAGAGAGCTATAGCAAAATTTGTACCTGCTGAAGATT